TATCTTGACTAACTCTGTTGATGCAGAGTATACTGTGGCTATAAAGTGGCTTAAGTTTTTGGGTTTTACTTTTATTAACAAACATAACCAATGGGGTAAACCCTTTTTAGAATTTGTAAGGATATAAAATGATTGATCCAATGACAGCTTATCAAGGTTTACAAGCATTACAGGCTTTTAAAAAGAAATCAGATGAAGCTGATGCACAACAATTTAGGTATGAACAGAATAGAATTAATGCAGTTGCTGCACGTGACTTAAAGATACAAGCACTAAATACAAGAGCTATACAAGAGTCAGAAGCAGTAGCAGAAGATAAGATGGCTCTAGCTATTAAAGCTTTAGAAACTAAAGAAAAACAAAAAGTAGCTGCAGGTGAAGCAGGTGTAGGTGCAGGTAAAACAGCTAAACAAATCACAGACTTAACAGAAGCTAGGAAGCTTAGAGGTCTATCTAAGTATAATGCTTCTATTGATAGACTTCTTACACAAGTAGAACTAGAAAAAGCAGGTGTTAATGCAGAAGCTATGAATCGTATTAACTCTTTACAGCAAGGACAACGACCTAGTTTAGGTGAAGCAGCTTTACAATTTGCTGGTAATGCAATGGCTTCTGATATTAAATACGGAGATGGTAAGATGTTTGGTATTAATTTAATAGGTGATAAAAATGTTGCAGACTTAAATAAATTTGGTACAGCAGATGCTTTGACCCCTGTACCTAGTGGTAATGATATACCATTTGCATTAGTATTAAAATAATTAGAAACAGAGGTTTAGATGGCTAAAAGAACTCCAGTTAGTAGATTAGAAATTGATAGTATATCAACCAAAGGAATAGCAAGTCCTGTAGAAACTTATGTACGTCCTGCAGAAATTCAAGTTCAAAAGTCTCCTCTTTCTATTTTTGTAGATGCATTAGCTCCAGCAGTTAAAGCTAAACAAGATAAAGAGTTAGAGATTAAACTTAAACGTGAAAGAGAAATTGAAAGTTTTAGACTTCAACAAAAAAATCAACAGATAAGTCATCAAGCTGCAAAGTCTTTTGCTAAAATAAAACAAGACTATGCTAATAACGAAGACATGTATCACCAGCAACCAACTTCTACTATAGTAGATAGTATAAATAAACATATTTCTGATTACGATAGTCTGATGGAAAAAGCTGATACTGATCCTTTATTAAGAGATAAATATAAATATCTTATGAACGACTTGACTGTCAAATTTGTAGCTGATTTTACTGCAGGTAAAAGAAAATATGAGATAGGAAAACAAAACGAAGATATTTATGAAGCATTTTTAAATCAAGAAATTGTAGTTGATGGTTCTGGAAAAGATGGAGTACAAGCTATAATTGATCTTCTTAATAATAATGCTAAGGTACATTTGATTAAAGATGCTAAAGGTAAAATGAAACCTGACTTTAATAGAATAAATGCTATTTTAGTAAAAGCAGCAGATGCTAAAGCTAAATCTAATCCTGATAATGTTTTATATTTAGCTGCAGAAAAACTTGGATTATTAACAAATCCTAAGTATGCTAAAACTATGAATGATCTTAAAGGAAAGAGAGATAAAAAATTATTAAAAACTAATGAACAAACTACTATGAAAAATAGTGTTACATTTTCTTTAGAAAACGAAACTCTTTTAGACCCTATTATTACAGATAGTAAAGGTAAAAGAAGAAAGATGACTGAAGTAGAAAAAAGTGATTACATACTTACAAGTAAACCTTATGGTAAAAAGTTTTTAGACTATACTCCTACAGAACAAGCTTACTATTATAAAAAAGTAGGGTTTGTTCCTTTACAAGTTAGAAACGGAGTAAAACTTGGAGTACCTTTTATGTCTGGTTCTTTTAAAGAAAGTGTAGAAACAAATGAAACTATTAAACAATCTTTAAATCAGTATAAATTATTTACAGGAATAGGTATAACTCCTTCACAATTAGGATTAAATGCTGAAGAGATTATGAAGTTTGAAGCATTGGATTTGTTGGTAAATAAAGAAGCAAAACAAGGTCAATATATAAAGTATGATGTAGAAAATGAAGCAGGTGATTTAGCAACTACCCTTGAATATACTGCTCCTAATCACAACAGTGCTGCTGTTACAATTTCACAAAAGTTTGATGATGATTTATTACCTGAACTTGATGAAAAGTTTAGTAGAAAAGTTAAATCAGAAATGGGTAAGTGGATTGGAAAAGATCTAACAGACGTACCTAGCAGTTCCATAATTCTAAAACAAATTGCAAAGAATGCACGATTTTTTATGGCTTTAGGTAATAAAGAAGAAGCTTCTATAAAAAGAGCATTTGATATAGCAAATAAAAACAATCCTATTGTTAAAACAGGTACTGGAGAAAGCTATAGATTTACTAATTTAGCTGCAGGACTTTCAAATATTGGAGCACCTGAAGATGTTTTGAATAAAATGAATAAAATTTTAATGAATTCAAAACCATTACAAACTTTTGTAAAAGATAGTACAGGTTTAAAAGCTAACGAATTTGATATAGCTATAAAAGCAGATACAGTTAACGAGGCTTTAGTTAGACTTATAGTGATTAATAAGAAAAAAGGTTCTGATGATTTTAATATAGAACTACCTATTTTAGGAACACTAGATAAGCAAGATATATTAAATGATCCTAAGATATTGTATAATATGTTAACTGAACAAATGAAAAAAGCTAAGTTACCTGAGAATGCTTTAAAACCTAGTTTACTTTATTCTAGTATAGAAGGTGAAGAAGTTAGATTTAATTTAGATGCTCAGTATACTTATAATAGATTTGGTGATGAAGTAGATTATCAAAAAGTTGGAGAAGATTTTTATAGGATTAAAGATGATGGTACGTTTGCAAAAGAACCTGCTTCAAATTTAATAAAAGAACTTTTAGAAAAAGCAGCAGCAGGGGAAAAAATTGCACCTGTAACTAAAAAAACATCACCAACTACTATTGAAGATAAACAATCTTCTTTATTAGAGAAACTTAACCCTATTAATACAGCTAATGCAGCCACTTTAAATAATACAGAAGGTGAGTTTACAGAAGTAAGTAACCAACTAACAGGAGATCAAGTGAATATAGAAGGTAACAACATAGAAGATAAAACAGCTAATATGATAGCAACCCAAGAAGGTTTCTCTAGTACTCCTTATAAAGATGGAAGTGATAAGTCAGTAGGATTTGGTTTCTTTTTACCAGCCCTAGAAGATGATGAGAAAGCTTTGATTAAAGATGTTAACAACGTCACAAAAGAAGAAGGTGTTGCAGTACTTAAATTAAAAGTACAAAAGATTGGCAACTACCTAGACAAAGAGATACAAGGCTTTAGAAACTTACCTGAGAAAGCACAGTCAGCTGTGATTAGTATGGGTTATCAACTAGGTGCTCCTAACTTAAAAGGTACTTGGAAGAAGTTCTGGTCTGCTCTTAATGAAGCTTCTGAATATGCAGAAGGTTCTGTTGAACAGGGTTTAGCTTTAGGTAAGGCTCAGTTTAATATGTTGTTTAACGTAGCTAAAGATGGTAGTGTTACTGCAACTAAGTGGGCTACACAGACTGCAGAACGTGCTCTAGAGATGGCTAATGATGTAGGTAGTGCAACTACAGAGACAGTAGAAGCAGTAGCATCAGGTATAACTAACTCTATAATACCGTCTGCACATGCTAATACAAACGTACCAGAAGAAAAGATACTAAAAATTGGTGAACAACCTACTGCTGATATGGTTAGTGATATAGCTATAGCAGTAAATCCAGTAGAAGCAGCTGCTAAATATATGGGCATTTCTGAAAAAGAATCAGAAGGTGCAGAAGCAGTTAAAGGTTTCTTTGAGAATATTGTAGGTGATTGGAATCCTGACAATGAAACTGTACTAGACTTTGCTGGTAATAAAGCATGGTGTGCAGCTTTCTTAACTCAAGTACTACGTGACTCAGGCTTTGATACAGATTCTCTAGTTAGCACAGACAAGTTTAAGCAACTACGTGCTTCTTCTTATGCAAACGTAGGTACTTCTGTAGATATAAACCAAGCTAAAGCTGGTGATATTATGGTTAAGTATCATACTGATGAAGAAAAGAAAAAGTATAAAGCAGCCTTTGGACATGTTGGTATTGTCTACAAAGTAGATGGTGACCAAGTATGGTTCATAGGTGGTAACTCTGGTGACAAAGTTAAGATGGCTTCTTATAATCATAAAGATAAGAAAATAGATAGAAGAAGGTTAACTAAAGCAAAAGACATTAAGACTGAGAGTGTTCCTGCTTTACTTGACTTAAAACTACAAGGTCAAATAACTGCTTCTAATTTAAAGAATTGGTTAAAGCAAACTAAGATAGCTGAGTTGCTAGATATGGACAATTAAAAAGGAAACAAAATGGCTCAACTAACACTTTTAAAAGATTTAGGCTTAGAAACAGCAGTAGCTGACGAAACTACTATACCTATAATTAACACTGTTCAAGAAAGTGTTTTACTAAATCAACAACTAGAACAAGCAGAAGAAAAAGAAATTGCAGGGTTTTGGGGAAGTGTTGGTACTGGCTATCAAGAAGATGGTCTTATTTCAAGCATTATAGATCATGCAGATAAAGCTAGTGTTATAGATGATGTACCTATAACTAACTTTACTCCTGAGTTAATAACAAAATTAACAAAAGATTTAAATACAAATGCAGCTATTGATGTTTTAGAAAATGCTAATAGTCATGGTTTTAATACAGCTATGAAACAAAGAAAGTTTAATTTAGCAACTCAAAAAAACCTAGCAGAACTTGAAGCTTCTGGATGGTCTGGTACTTTAGGTAGATTATTTGCAATGATGTTTGACCCAGCTGAATGGGCAGTTATTGCAGGTACTACTGCTTTAGCTACAGCTACTACATCCCCTTTAGGAGGTGCTACTGCCCTTACAACAGGTGTTCTTAAAAGAGTTTATGATACTAAAAGAGCTTTTAAAATAGGAGCTGTATTAGGAGCTAGTGAAAATGCAGCTTTTGAGGCTATTAGAAAAGATGTTAGGTATAACATAGACATAAATGATGTTTTAATAGCAGGTGGTGTAGGAGCAGTGTTAGGTGGTGGTATAAATGCTGCTACTTTAGGTTTTAAAAAAGCAGGAAAACGTGGAACTATTAATAATAAAATATTTTTAGGACAAAAACTAACACCATATGAAGCTAAATTTAATGAGACTTTTAACGAAGTAAAGCTTGTTGACGATATAATAAATAAAGAATTATCTACTTTAGATTTTATAGAAGCAGGTAGGTCTTTTAACGAACCTAAAGGTTTACCTACAGCAGAAGAAATTGCAGCTACACCTAAACAAGCTGGATGGAGTTTATTTGGATTACGTAATGTTTTAGCAGTAGGTTCTAAATTGTTTAATTCACCAGTTGATGATGCTAGATTTTTTGGTAGTAAATTAGGTATGAATGCAGCAGGTTATCAGGGTAAAGGTAAAGCTACTAATGCTAAATCTACTACTGAAATAATGAGTAGATTACAAATGCAATATCGTCTTGTTATTTCTACTTTACTACCTAAAGAAAGAGCTAAATGGATTAAAAAAACAGGATTGACTGAAGAAGAGTTTAATACCTCTTTAGCACGTTATATGAGAGGTTTAGATAATAATGTAGAACCTGAAGTAATTAAAGTAGCAAAAGAAGGTAGAAGAATACATGATGAACTTTTTGATTTAGGATTGGAAGCAGATGTAGCAGGTTTAGTTTCTGCACAAAAACAAAATATTCCTAATTATCTTACAAGAATTTTTCCTGAATTTAAAATTAAAAAAGCAAGAGAAAAATTTAATGATGAACAAATTGAGTTGTTAATTGAAACTGCTATACGTAAAGCACAGCCTGATATAGAAGATCAAGTATTAAAAGTTTTACTTAAAAAAGGAAAGAAAAAAGCAGGTTTTGACGAAGTTAATGATTACATTAGTAAAATGGCTAAAGGATATGCAAGAAGTATTTTAGACCCTAACTTTAGAAAATCAGGACTTACAGACTCTAGTCCAACTCTTAGAGAAGATATGGATAAACTTTTTGCAGATGACTTTGATGAAGAAGCTATAGATGCAATTACAGAAATTTTAACTAGATCAAAAACACCTAAAGCATTTAAACGTGCTCAAACTCGTGTTGTGTTAGACGAAGGTACTATAATACAAGTTACCAACAAAAATGGAGAAATAGAAGATTTAAGATTTAGTGATTTACTAGAAGAAGATGGTGAACAACTAATAAACTCTTACATATTTCAAATGTCAGGTGCTATTGGTTTAGCTAGGAACGGCATTAATACTAATGTGGCAGGTTCTCAGTTTGAAGATTTAGTAATAGGAGGTATTAAAAGAGGAGGAGCAAAAGCTTTTAAAGAAGGTAAACTTAAAAGTTCAGCTGAAATAGATCAACTTGAAGAAGCTGCTCAGTTTATGTATGATGGTATTACTGGTAGATTAGCTCATAGAGGAGAAACTCAAACAATACATGATGCTAATATAGCTCTAAGAGCTTTTAGTTTTGCTGTTAACATGGGTATGTCAGGCATGTCAGCTATGATGGAGTTGACTAACGTTATGATGGAGTATAGTTTTATGACTTTACTTAAGTCTGTACCTCAATATAAACAACTTTTTACAGATTTAACTAAACCTACTGCTGATCAAAACGTAATACAAGAATTAATAAAAGCTTTTGGATTAGGTAATGAAGTAGCTTTAGGTAATTGGTCTAACTTAACACGTATGGATGGTGAAGAATTAGGAGCAACTATTACAAAGAAAATCCAAAATCAAGCAGGAAGAGTTACAGAAAAGTTTGCTTTAGCTTCTCAAAAACATACTGCTTATCTTTCAGGTTTAACAGGTGTAACACAAACCTTACGAAGAATGTCTATGTTACATTTTACTAATGAATTTTCTTTAGCTGCTAGGAAAGGTAAGTTACCTTTTTCTGCTATTAAAAGAGAACAGCTTGGTCTTACTGATGAAGCAGCTTTTAAAATAATGAAAACTCTTAATAACCCTAAAATTGTTACAAGAAATTCTAATGGTACAATTAAAGAACTTAATCTTCAAAAATGGGATAAGGATGTAGCAGAAGACTTTAGTGCTGTAGGTTTTAAAGATGCTAGAACTAATGTTCAAGAATCTGATTTGGCTACTAGTAATAAATACTTAAAAAGTAGTCAATGGGGTAGATCATTATTTCAGTTTATGAACTTTACCTTTTCTTCTATGGAACAACAAACTCAACGTTTAGGTGTTAGGGCTATGGGAGGAGATTCTGTAGCAGTAGCTAAACTTTTAACAGCAGCTATGGGCATGGGTGTTATGATGTATATAGCTAGAACACACCTTAATGCTACAGGACGTAGTGATAGGGAAGAGTATTTAGAAAAACGTTTTGAATGGCAGAATTTAATGGCAGGAGGTGCTGCACAAATAGGAGCAGCTTCTATATTTAGTTATGTAGCCCAATTATCTACAGGTGTTTTAACAGGTAACTCTTATGCTATTACTCCTCCAATAGGTTCTTTAATTTTTGGAGTAGGTACTAGTATACAAGCTGCGTTTGGAGATGATGATTATAGAGAATCTGAATATAGAAAACTTTTAAGGCTATTACCTTACCAATCTTTATATGGAGCTAGACAAATTTTAAACAAAACTGCTGATACTCTAGCTAACTAAAGCTAAAGTTACAACATTAATAACGAGGAATACATATGCCATTATCATATCAAAATAATACTGGGGATAACAGTACGGATACGTTCAGTATCCCCTTTACCTACACTGCAACTAGCGAAATAAGTGTTACAGTTGATGGGGTAAACCAAACAGGTTTGAGTTTCCCTTCAACTTCTACAGTGAAATTAACCAGTGCTCCTGCTAGTGGCACTGTTGTACAAGTTAGACGTACCACAGACTTATCATCAAGAGCAATAGACTTTGCATCTGGTTCAGTACTAACAGAAGAAGACTTAGATAACTCTAATATACAAATCTTTCACTCATCACAAGAAGCTAGAGACTTAACTGCTGACTCAGTTAATTTAGGTCAAGATAATAAGTGGGATATGCAGAGTAAAGTTGTTAAGAATGTAGCAGACCCAACAGCTGCTCAAGATGCTGCAACAAAGAATTACATTGAAAACACTTGGTTATCTTCTGCTGATAAAACAGTTATTAACAATGTTAATACTAATTTAACTGCTATAACTAATGTTAATACTAATTTACCTACTATTACTAATGTTAATAATAATGCAACAAATATTAATAATGCTTCAGCCAATGCAACACTAGCACAGAACTATGCAAACAAAGTTGATGGTGCAGTAGAAAGTTCTAATTATTCATCTAAGGCATGGGCTTTAGGTGGTACTGGTGTTACAGATACTGCAGGTTCAGGTGGTGCAAAAGAGTGGGCAACAGATACAACTAATCAAGTAGATGGCACAGAGTACTCAGCTAAAGAATATGCTGTAGGAGCACAACGTAGAGGTCAGGCTAATGGTGGTTCTGCAAAAGATTGGGCTACTTACACAAGTGGTACAGTAGATAATGCAGGTTACTCAGCAAAGTATTGGGCACAACAAGCAGAGGCTTCTAAGACTGAGTTCTCTAATGTTTATCAAGGTGCTTTAAGTTCAGACCCTTCAGGTGGAAGTGTTTCTGCAGGAGATTTATACTTTAATACAAGTACCAATACACTTAAATATTATAATGGCTCAAGTTGGGCAAACATAGAAGCTACAGACACAAGTTCTTTTGCAACTAAAGGTGTGGCTATAGCAATGGCAATAGCTTTATAAGGAAATAGAAATGTCACAATTATTTAGAAGATATGCAATAAGAAACGTGGGAACTGCTGCTGCAGATGCACCAGACGGAGTTGATTTTAGTACTTACGATACCATAGTAGGTATTCATTGTGCAAACAGAGCAACAACTGCAATTAACGTAGATGTGTTTTTAACTACCTACAATGATGATGCAGATGATGACCCAAGTAACAACGATAAATATTATCTTGTCAAAGGTGCACCTATCGCAAGTGGGGGTGCTCTACAGGTATTAGATGGTGGAGCAAAATTTGTTGTACAAGACGGTGATAGACTTTGGGTGCAGTCAGATACTGCCTCATCACTAGATTGTTGGGTTTCAGCAGTAAACGCAATTAGTAACTAAGGAGAGTTCATATGCCATACATAGGCAATCAATCTACAAACTCGTACTCTTCTATGGTTAAACAAGATTTAACAGGAGCATCAGGTGCTTCAGTTACCTTGAGTCATCCTGTAGCTAATGCTAATGAAGTAAAATTGTACATCAACAATGTAAGACAAGAACCAACAACATCTTATACAACTAATGGTACTACATTAAGTTTTGTAAATTACACAGTTGCAGCATCAGATGACATCTACGTCATATTTTCTGGTAAGGCTTTGCAAACTGTAGTTCCACCTGATGGTTCTGTAAGCACAGCCAAGATAGCTAGTAGTGCAGTAGACCTTACATCTAAGGTTACTGGTGTATTGCCAGTAGGTAACTCGCAAACAAACACACCTGCATTTGAAGCATACGTACCATCAACTGTTCAAGACTTAACAGATAATACAGCTAGTAAAATGCCTGCATCTACAGAAGTTTTTGATTCACATGGTAAGTACGACACTTCAACTCATAGATTTACACCTACAGTAGCAGGTAAATATTATGTATATGCAGGTGCTGATATAAGGTCAGAAACAACCTTTGATATAGTTTTAAATGAATTACACATATATAAAAATGGTTCTGATTATAAGGGAATAATTTCAAGACCTGAAAAAGACCAAAACTTTCAATCAGAACATATAACAATATCAGCTATTGTAGATTTAGATACAGATGATTATGTAGAAATATATGGGATTTGTAATACAAATTCAGGGGCACAATGGAAGTGGGATGTAAGTTATCCAAAAAATAATTACTTTGGTGCATATAAGCTAATAGGAGCATAGAGAATGGCATTAAGCAAAATACAAGCTGAGTCAATGAACTTAGCAGATACCTATGCATTTAGTGGAACTGTAAGTGGTGATAACAATGACATAGTAAAACTTAGTTCAAGTACATCTTCTTCTAATGTTACAAACGTAACTTTTGACACTATTACAAGCACTTATAGTAGTTATTTATTGCAAGGTTCAATAGTTGCTACAGATGGACAAAATAGTTCAGTAGACATTTATTTAAGAAATGGTGGAAGTGATGTAGGTAGTGGTAATACTGGAGTTGCTATTTATCAAGGAGAGTTAATAAATAGAGCAGCTGTTGATACTCCAGTTGGAGATGTTCTTAATGGGGATAATGCTTATTTAAGGTTGCCATGTGAAAGACTGATATATGGTGGCAGTATTTTTTCATTTACAGTTCAATTTTCTGAACTTAATGCAGGGTTACTTACTGGTCAAACTAATCTAGCTAACCCTATAAATAGACTAATTAGAAATGGTTGGTATTCGTATTCATATCAGTCTGTATCTGCAAGTGATTATTATGGAGGTCATGGTTGGTTTAGAATGGATAATCCAAATGCAAATTTAACAAACATAACTGGTATAAAAATAAATAGTGGTGCTAGTAATTTTGTAAAACATAATGTTCAACTTTATGGATATGTAAAATAAGGACTTAGTATGGCAAGATATCAAATGATTAATGGTGAAAGAGTACAGTTCACAGAAGAAGAAGAAACTGCAAGAGATGCAGAAGAAAAAGCATGGGCAGACGAAGCACCTAACAGACGTATGGCAGAACTTAGAAGACAAAGAAATGCCCTACTAGTTGAAACAGATTACATGGGTAACTCTGATA